CATGATGTAAAGATCGTTGAGACCCTAGTTGACGCAGACAACATCGAAGATGCAGATCTTGAAACTAAAGATACAATGACTCTTCTCAATGAATATATTGATGAGGTAGAAATTTCCGTAGACAAGACAGATCTAAAGTCCCTTATGAGGACACTATATATTGAGAGCTGTCAGGTTGCCTAATGTATATCATTACTATAGAGAACCATCCAGAAGGTGTTTTCTCTGTTTTCAATGAAGAAGAACATCGCGTTATCCCTATCTGGATTGACAATGAAGATGCAGAAAGATATTTAATGATGATGGAAGAAGAGGATTACCCAGATATGCAGGTTGTGGAAATGGAAGATCATGTTATAATAGGAGCATGTCAAGATCGTGGTCAACGGTTTTCCATTATCACACCTGATGATTTTTTAATACCACCTGAGGAAGAACCAGAATAAATGATTATTTTTGAAAAGATCCGCTGGAAGAATTTTCTGTCCACGGGTAATGTGTTTAGTGAAATTGATCTAGAAGCAGGTAGAACAAATCTAATCGTTGGTAGCAACGGAGCAGGTAAGAGTACCATTTTGGATGCTCTTACTTTTTCGCTGTTTGCAAAACCTTTTCGTAAAATTAGCAAAGGATCTCTGGTTAATAGTATCAATGAAAAAGATTGTCTAGTTGAGATTGAGTTTCGTATTGGCAAGTTAGACTATAAAGTTGTTCGTGGTATCAAACCTAACAAGTTTGAGATCTATTGTAATGGGCAATTGTGGAATCAAGAAAGCTCTGTAAACGAACAGCAAAAAAACTTTGAGCAGAATGTGCTCAAGATGAATTACAAATCATTCACACAGATTGTTGTGTTGGGATCCTCTACATTTATCCCATTCATGAAATTACCTGGTGGTCAACGTCGTGATATTATTGAGGACATCTTAGACATCCAAGTATTCTCTACTATGAATGTTCTCCTCAAAGATAAAATGCGTGAGAACAATGATGAAGTTCGTGACATTAATTATCAACTTGATCTTCTAAAGGATAAGATTGAATTACAAAAGCAGACTATGCTTACTTTAGAAAAGAGAAATCAAGAAGAGATTGATCGTAAGAAAGAAAAGATAGAAGTATGTAAACAGACTGAGCTACAAGGTGCAGAAGATATTACGGTTTTGACACAACAAATCTGTAATCTTAATGAAGAAATGCAGGAGTATCAACAGTCAAGTGAAAAATTGAAAAAGTTGAACACATACTTGATCAAGGTGACACATAAGTTGAACACATGCAAGAAGGAACTTGAATTCTTTGAGTCCAATCATGTGTGTCCTACGTGTACACAAGACCTATCAAAAGAATTCCGTGATCTAAAATTAGATGAAGGTCATATTAAAGTTGATGAGATGACAGGCGGGTATAATGATATCAAGTCTGCAATAGAAGAACAAGAATCTAGATTTGAAAAGTTTACTGAATTGTCTACTGAGGTAAATAATATCAACACTACAATTTCTCAAACTAACTTCCAGTTGATGACAGTCCGTAAACAGATTGAATCACTTGAAGATGAGATTAAAGAGTTGAAGGGTGACAGTGTTGATAAAAAAGCAGAGTACAATAAATTAGAAACTCTTATTTCGGATAAGAAAAATTTGAGCAAGCAACAAGCTAGTTTAAAATCTGATCGCGATGTTTTAACAACAGCAGGTCAATTGCTCAAAGACAATGGTATCAAGACTAGGATCATCAAAACCTATCTTCCTACTATGAATAAATTGATTAACGAATTCTTACAAAAGATGGAGTTCTATGTCAATTTCACTCTGGATGAGAACTTTGATGAGATAATTAAATCAAGATACCGTGATGTATTTTCCTATGACTCGTTCAGCGAAGGAGAAAAAGCTCGTATTGATATCGCTCTTCTGCTCACTTGGCGTAGTATTGCTAAGCTTAAGAATAGCGTGGATACTAACCTCCTCATACTCGATGAGATCTTTGACGGATCTCTTGACCAATCTGGAACATCTGACCTAGGATGGATCTTACGTAACTTTGACGATAGTACAAAAGTATTTGTAATCAGTCACAAACAGGGTATGGATGATAAGTTTGACCGTACTATCTCTGTGGAGAAGGTCAAGAACTACTCGACCCTCAACGTGACAGTTAACGAAGTGACACACGGACTGGTTGGCTAGTCCGTTTCTTTGTTATGATGTGTACATCAGCAACAGAGACACATGACAAAAAACAAAGAAATCAAAGGTAACCTTGCTAGACTTCTTGCTACAGAGAACCTTGTTGTAGAGCATAAGCAATGCTACACAGCTTCTTTTGATGTTGACCGTCGTGTCTTGACTCTTCCTAACTGGGACAAAGCATCTGACACAGTATACGATATGCTTGTTGGTCACGAAGTAGGTCATGCACTGTTCACACCTAATGAAGACTGGAGAGATATCGCAGACTGCCCTAAAGATTTTGTGAATGTTATCGAGGATGCTCGTATCGAGAAATTGATGAAGCGTAAATATCCAGGTCTTCGTAAATCTTTTGCTGGTGGTTACAAAGAATTAAATGATCGTGACTTCTTTAATGTTCAAGGAGAAGATCTTGCAAAGCTTAGTTTGATTGATCGTATCAATCTTCACTTCAAGATTGGTGCTAATGCACTTATTCCTTTCAGTATTGAAGAGAAAGTATTTGTTGCTCGTACTGACATTGCAGAAACTTTTGAAGAAGTTCTTCAGATTGCTGTTGACGTACATCAGTTCAGCAATGAATTTGAACAAGTTGATGAGATGCCTGCAATCTCTCCTGAGCAATCTCAAGAAGAAGGAGAAGATCAAAATGATCAAGTAGAATCTGAGGAAGAATCTGAAGAAGGTTCAGATGAGAATCAACCTGATATCAAACCTAACTTTGGTGGTGCTAGTTCCACATCTAATCAAAACTATGATGAAGATGATTGGGATGAGGAAGAGGAAGAAGGTGATGGTTCTGAAGGTGGAGAAACTTCTGAGACTCAACGTTCTTTCAACGAAAAAGCAGAATCTCTTTCATCTCGTAACCTCGGTCGCAATACTACATATGTTGAGATTCCTAACAATGTTAATTTGGATGATCATCTTGTAGATTGGACTGTTCTTCATGGTTGGATTGACAGTCAAGCATCTGACATTGATGGCATCTACGATGAAGTTGATAGTGCATATCGCGAGTTCCGTCAGTCATCACAAAAGGAGGTAAACTATCTTGTTAAAGAGTTTGAGTGCCGTAAGTCTGCTGACGCTTATGCTCGTGCTGGTGAATCTAAGACTGGTGTGCTTGATACTACAAAGTTACATACTTATCTCTATAATGAAGACATCTTCAAAAAAGTAACTGTTGTTCCTGATGGTAAGAATCACGGTCTAATTTTTATTCTTGACTGGTCTGGTTCTATGCAGCATGAGCTATTGCCAACTGTTAAACAACTTCTTAACCTTACTGCATTCTGTAAGAAAGTTCAGATTCCATTTGAGGTGTATGCTTTCACTAATGAGTGGTATGCGGCAAAACGTGCTATTGCAAATGCTGCAGGTGAACTTGTAGAAGATGATAGTTATGATTCTTACTATCGTCACTGGGATGGACTAAAGAAAAATGAATTCTATATTGATAGTAAGTGCTTCCACTTGATGAACTTTATTTCATCTCGTTCTAATGCTCGTGACTATGAGCGTATGTGCAGGAACTTGTACAGAGAAGCAAACTACTACAAGAGTTATGGTGGTTATCACAACACAATTGGTGTTGGTCTTTCTGGAACTCCTCTCAACGAAGCTATTGTAATGTTGAACTACATCATTCCTGATTTCAAATCAAAGAATGATATTCAGAAAGTCAATGTTTGTATTTTGACTGATGGTGAAGCATGTCAATCTGCTTATGGTAAAGAACAGTACGTTGAGCACAAAGATGAGAATATCATCCGTCCTTGTCGTATTGACTGGGGCAATGCTCTCCGTGATCGTAAGACTGGTCGTGTATATCCTGAGTTTGAATATGACTCTGTTACTAACATCTTTATTCAACAGGTTCGTGACCGTCATCCTGAAGTCAATGTAATTGGTTTCCGTATTCTTCAGGGTAGTCAGTTGTCTAGTTTTGTTGGACGTTATGCTGACACTTATGAGAAATATCCTGAAATCCAAAAGCAATGGAAAAAGGAGAAGTCTGCAATTATTCCTAATCCTGCAGCGTTCACTGCTCTCTATGCTATCAACAGCAATTCTCTTAATGAAACTGCAGAGTTGAAAGTTGAGAGTGGTGCTAAGAAGGGTGAGATCTCTCGTGCATTCAAAAAGATGCTTGCTAGTAAGTCCACCAATAAAAAGCTACTGAATTCTTTCGTAGAGTATGTCAGTTGACAAACTGGTACACTAGGGGTCGCCAACGACCCCACCACCCCTTATACTATATTCATACAACACAAAAGACACATGCCATTCGCTCCTGTTCCAGTTACAACTGAAGACCTCGTTACTTACCTTTCTGATAAAGTTGGTACAGAGGTAGATACCAAGTCACTCTTTGAAGCATCAGAGCACTTCAACTGTTCTCTCGCTACCGTCAAGAAGAGACTCAAGTCTTATAAAAAGGGTATTGGCAAGTGGAATCTTACTGTTCAGGAAAAGCTTGAGCAAACTTACCAATCACCTGCTGCTATCCCTGCAGTGCAGCAAAATCTTATTCCAGACAAGGATCCTAACTACATTCCTTTCGGAAACTTCTCTGACGTAAAGAAAATTATCCAGTCTGGTATTTTCTATCCTACATTCATTACTGGATTGTCAGGTAATGGTAAAACCTTCTCTGTTGAGCAAGCGTGTGCTGCTCTAAATAGAGAACTGATTCGTGTGAACATTACTATTGAGACTGATGAAGACGATCTTATCGGTGGATTCAGACTGGTCAATGGTCAAACTGCTTGGCACAACGGTCCTGTTATTGAAGCATTGGAGAGGGGAGCAGTGTTGCTTCTAGATGAAGTTGACCTTGCATCCAACAAAATCCTTTGTCTGCAATCTGTTCTTGAAGGTAAAGGTGTCTTCCTTAAGAAGACTGGTAGGTATGTACAACCAAAAACAGGATTCAATGTCATAGCTACTGCCAACACTAAGGGTAAAGGTTCTGAGGATGGTAGGTTTATCGGTACTAATGTATTGAACGAAGCATTCCTTGAGCGTTTTGCTCTCACTTTTGAGCAAGAGTATCCTACACCTGCTACTGAGACTAAGATTCTTCAGAAGGCAGCAGGTAACCTTGGAGTTCTTGATGAAGAGTTCTGCACTAACCTTGCTAACTGGGCAGACATTATCCGTAGGACTTTCAAGGATGGTGGTATTGATGAAGTCATCTCTACTCGTAGACTTGTACACATCATTCGTGCATTTGCTATCTGGCAGAATCGTATGAAAGCAATCAAGGTTTGTGTAAATCGTTTTGATGATGAGACTAAGCAATCATTCATCGAATTGTATGATAAGATTGATGCTGATGTAAACACTACTGAGGAGGAATCAAATGAAAACTCATGAGTTTCATGGGTATGTGGGTAGTCTCGTAGCTTTACGAGGCACCCAGTGCCGCACTGCTAAGATAGTTGGTGGCAAAGGTTTAGAACTTTACATGCAGGGGATTGACGGAAAGGTGTTTAAATGCTACCATGATAATATTGACTTCATTTGGGACAAATGACTTTGAAATACAATGAAGATGCTCTTATCCAAGAGCTACGTGACTACATTATTGGAACCTATGGACAACACTACTCTGCTGGTAATGACAGTATTCAAACGTTAGACTTGATTGAAGCATGTGGTGACGCTGAAGCATTCTGCAGAAGCAACATCCTCAAATACGCTTCACGCTATGATAAGAAGGGAACTGCACGTAGGGACATTATCAAGATCCTACACTACGGTCTTCTCCTTCTTCACTTCTCTGACAAAACTAACGTTACCGAAAACTACAATCAATGAGCAAAGTAATTCTATCTAAAAAAACGCTTGATGTACTCAAGAACTTCTCGACAATCAACTCATCAATCGTATTCCGCCAAGGAAGCACAGTACGCACTATTAGCAATGCAGAAAACATTCTGGCAAAATTCACTGGCGAAGAAGTATTTCCTTCTGACTTCGCAATTTATGATCTCAGTCAGTTTCTTAGCGGTATCAGTTTGTTTAATGATCCTCAACTGGAATTTACCAGTGGCGATTTTGTTAACATCCGTGGGGGTCGTCAGTCTGCTAAGTATTACTTCTCGGATCCTGAGATTACGCTCAAGAGTGCTCCAGAAAAAAATGTAAAATTTCCTGGTGCAGACCTTGAGTTTAGTCTTTCCGCTGATGATCTTCTAGCACTGCAGAAAGCATCTGCTGTCTATAGCTTGCCTGATCTTTCTTTCTATTCTGAAAAGGGTTCTGACCAAATCAAACTTATCCTTAGGGACAAAGAGAATGATACCAGCAATACTTACGATCTCACCGTCGCTGGTTGTGCTACTGGCACCTATTCTCTTGATCTTAAGATTGAAAACATTCGTGTCTTACCTGGTGATTACACTGTTAAAGTATCTCAACATCTAATCTCTGAATGGATTAATACTGATGTTGATCTCACTTACTATATTGCACTAGAACCTTAATGAAAGAGTTTGACTATGACCTCGATTACAAGTCTCTTGACTTTACAGACGAGGAAACTCGTAAACTTTATCGTATTGGAAGGGGAGAGCAAGGAGTTCTACTGGTTCGCCCTTATACTAACGACATATGTGCTCATTGGAGATTCAAGACTCCAGCAATTGCATTAGAATCTGCACATGCCATCTTCGACATGTATCTAGATTACCTAGAAGAGAAAGACTTTATAGGTATGGATATGTGTCGTAAGTTTTTGGAGATGGGTTTTACTAGGTCAAGGCGATACGCTAATCATCATACAGGAAAAAAATATGATGATGAAGGTAATGTAAGACCCCAAGAACCAGATCATGCCACTTGTAAGTATGCTAAGTCCGCTAAGATATTTAAGAGTGTCAGGGACATGGTTGCTAAAAATGACAAATATGTTATGATGAGAAAACAATGGAGATCATCTGAATGAACATATTTGTTACTGATCTTAATCCAGTAAAATCTGCTCAGGTATTACCTGACAAACATATCGTCAAGATGCCTCTAGAGACTTGTCAGATGTTATCTATCGTAGCTTCTGATAAATGGGGTCATGGATACGGTACTATTCCTAGACTAGATGGCAAACCCTATTCAACTGACAAGGGTGCCTTTCGTAATCATCCTTGCACTGTGTGGGCAAACGAAACAGTAGCAAATGCACGTTGGTTGATTCGACACGGTTTAGCATTATGTGAAGAATACTCCAATCGATATGCAAGAATACATTCTTGTTTGCATACTCTTGCATATGCTGATAAACTATTTCCACTTGATGCCACACATCAATCAGAACTTACACCATTTGCGAGAGCTATGTATGATGAGTTTAAGTATGACACAAGCATTGACACTTTTACTGCTTACAAACGTTACATTAGCAGCAAACCTTGGGTTGCATCTAATTATCTTCGTGACCCGTCCAGAAAACCAGATTGGATTTGATTATGAGTAAAGAGTTTTTGTGGGTGGAGAAATACCGTCCCAACAAAGTTAAAGATTGCATTCTCCCTGAAACTATCAAAGAAGTATTTCAGGGTTTTGTCAATCAAGGAGAACTTCCTAACCTGCTATTGAGTGGCACCGCTGGTGTGGGTAAGACCACCATAGCTAAGGCGCTATGCGAAGAGATTGGTGCATCCTACATTGTGATCAATGGATCTGATGAAGGACGTTTCCTCGATACCGTACGTAATCGCGTACGTCAATTTGCCACCACTGTCTCTTTGACCTCTGGAGCGTCCCACAAGGTCGTTATTATCGATGAGGCAGACAACACCACCAACGACGTGCAACTGTCCTTGAGGACTGCTGTAGAGGAGTTTCATGGTAATTGTCGTTTCATCTTCACCTGTAACTTCATTAACAAGATCATTGAACCACTGCACTCAAGATGTACAGTGGTTGATTTTAGAATCAAACCAGATCAAGCAGTGAAGCTACAGGGTGAGTTTTTTAATCGCCTCAAAACTATTCTCACTAAAGAAAACGTTGAGTATGAAGACAAGGTAATTGCTAAACTTGTCAAACGTTATTACCCTGACTGGCGTCGTCTTATTAACGAGTGTCAGCGTTATGCTGCCACAGGAAAAATTGACTCTGCTATTCTTGTTGACGTTGCTGACGTTAATCTTGATACGCTTCTCTCTTCCTTGAAGAAGAAAGAATTTACCAATGTAAAAAATTGGGTCGTTCAGAATATGGACAATGATCCTACAATGGTGATGCGTAAAGTGTATGATAGTCTCTATGGTGTATTGAAACCTGCTTCTATTCCCGAAGCAGTTCTAATTATTGCCAAATATATGAATAGTATTCCTATTGTTCCTGATCAAGAGATCAATTTGTTAGCATGTCTAACAGAGATCATGATGAGTTGTGAATTCAAATGATGATCTCACATTATAATTTCGATCCCGATATTACATTTCCGATTTCTATTGCAGTTATCGTTGTGATGTTTATTTTTTACGGGATCTATAAAGGGTTCTTTGCAAACGAAGGACTTGAAGACCCATTTGATGATCACGATGACTAAAAAAAGAACACAAAACAAAGAAAACTACTACTACATTTTCTGGATCGTAGCTATGGTTGCGTTCATTGTCCCGCAGGTGTTTACTGCATATGGTATAATGAAGGTAACTGATTTCTTAGAAAACAAAGTAGACAAAGTTATACTAATCGAACAATGACTTTACTAAATTTCATTGAAAAAGATCCTAAACAAATTATGATGGAGGAGATGCTTGAAAGACTTGAAACAGAACCTGATAGACAGTGGGCGTATTTTGAAAACCAAAACAACGCCACAGAATGTAAAGGAAGCACATGAAGGTCTCTTCCATGCTACAATGAATCTACCTACTGCTGCTGCCCATTGTGGTATGACGCAGAAACAATTGAAACTAACCTTTCACGAATACCTTAAATATCATGCCCCAAACTTTGAAGTCCCTAAAAACACCATTGAGGTATCCAGGCGGGAAGAGTAGAGCACTCAGTAAACTCTTTCAATATATCCCTGACCTAAAAGGTTATACAGAATACAGAGAACCTTTTCTTGGTGGTGGTAGTGTAGCTTTGGAAATCGGTAAGCGATATCCTCACCTAGACATTTGGGTGAATGATCTTTATGAACCACTTTATAATTTTTGGTGTGAACTGAGAGACAACGGTAATGAAATTAAGAACCAACTCCTCCAACTTAAACAGAGGCACCCTGACCCCTCTTCCGCTAAACAACTTTTTCTGGAAGCTAAAGCTTATCTTGAGAAAGATGCCACTGAGACTGCGGCAGTTCACCGTGCTGTTTCTTTTTATGTCGTTAATAAGTGTAGTTTCTCAGGTCTTACAGAATCAAGTTCCTTTTCAAAACAAGCAAGTGAATCCAACTTTTCGTTCAACGGGATTGAGAAACTAACTGGTTATCAAGAGTTGATTGCTCATTGGAAAATCACTAACAAATCATATGAAGAACTCTTTGGCGACAGCAAGCAAACATTCATATATCTCGATCCCCCATACGAAATCGGATCCAATCTATATGGTAAACGTGGAAGTATGCACAAGGGATTTGATCACGACAAGTTTGCTTCTGATTGTGACCGTTATGTCGCTCGTCAACTTGTTAGTTACAATTCGTCGCAATTAATTAGAGACCGTTTTGATGGGTGGACAGCTGCAGAATTTGCACATACTTACACCATGAGGAGCGTGGGGAGTTATAATACAGATCAAGCCTCTCGTAAAGAACTTGTATTAGCTAACTATGAAATGTGAAGTCAAACTATTTAAAGCGGGAACAGTCTTCGTTGAAGAAGTCATTGCCCGTGACTACCAAGATGCACGTAAGGTCGCTCTTGCTCGCAATCCTGGTTGTACTGTAGTGGGTGTCACTGCAACATTTAAATGATCTATGAAACAATTTTGGAAGATCTGGAAGTATGCTCTCGGATCTTTTAATGACAGAACAACAAAACAATATGATGATGTTATATGCGTCATCAGAACTTTTATTTTTATACAGTTGGTAATTACCAACTGTTTTATTATCGCTGGAAACATAAGACACTGGAACGACAATGTACCAACTGAAAGACTACCTATACAGCATCAATCAATCCAAGAAAAACATTCTTGATGATGACATTGATGCTGAGAGAAAGTATCCTCCTTATATTATTAATAGATGCTTGTCGTCTTTCACTGACACCATCCTTTATGTAAACGAATTAAACAAAAATCCACACCTGCCAAAGAAGTTACAATACGACTTTTTGCTAAATAGTGTGAAACCAAGGAAGCGTTTCTCTCCTTGGACGCGAAAAGATTCTATTGATTATCTTGAGCTAGTAAAAGAGTATTATGGTTATAATGACGATAAAGCTCTACAAGCTCTTAGAATTCTCACCAAGGATCAACTCGATCACATTACAAAAGCATTGAGCAAAGGTGGTAAAAATGAGCGGTGAAATTGAGATCCAGTGGCGACAAACTGACATGGTTGAAGTTGTCCTGAACGAACCTGATGATTTCCTCAAGGTGAGAGAAACATTAACAAGGATTGGTGTAGCATCTCGCAAAGAAAGAAAGATCTATCAGTCTTGTCATATCTTGCATAAGCAAGGAAGATATTTTATTGTACACTTCAAAGAATTGTTCGCTCTTGACGGTAAGAAGACGAACCTTTCTATCAATGATGTACAACGTCGCAATCGTATTGTTCAACTTCTAGTTGATTGGGGATTGGTTACTATCTGTGATGTTAGTCAAGAAAAGATTGCAGATCTTGCTCCCCTCAATCAAATTAAAGTCCTTTCATTTAAAGAGAAGGGTGAGTGGACACTAG